GTGTCAGGGGCCGCCGACTCAACTACTTGAGAGTACGGCATTCTACCTTGCCCCTTAATGTCGGAATAAGGAGTTGCTTTTGGCGGATTTGATGGTTTATTTCCTGTGTATTTTACTCTGGACATATTAACCTCTTTTTTGTTGTTGTCGTAATTGTTCACGTTGCATAGCAGCTTGTATCTTAAGCTGCGTTTGGTTGTTTTGGTTTTGTTGACGTAAATCAAATTCTTGTGCTTTGCGAGCTTGTTTTTGAGAATCTAACTGTAATTCAGCTTGATCTATAGCATTATCCGCTTGATTTTTTTGCCCCCTAAGTTCAAGTTCTTGTTGTTTTAAAGCAACAACAGGGTCCGGCGGCTGTTGGTCTGCACCTGTCACTTGAGCATTAATAGCCTTCAACCCCTTCATACCTTCCGCTATAAATTGAGATTTCAGAGCCTCAAACACAGGGTCGCCTTGCATTTGAGGGGCAGAGTTCGTTTGCTGTTGATAGACTTCTATTGCCTGCTCCGTAGCTTGGATTTGAACATGTTGCATAATATGCTTTTGAAGGTCCATTGCAATACGAGGGATCTGAGTTACCATAGGAGTGCCACCAAAAACCATGTGTGCCATGATGTGTGATTGATGATCTTGGTTCTCAAAAGCTTTAAGAGGAGAGCCTGAAAAGGTATCTATATTTTCCTGTGCAGCGTCTTTTGGTATTTCTTCCGTGGTGCTTGGGGGTAGCAGGATTTTGTCTACGTCCCTAACATTCAGTGCCTCGTACATTCTGCGATACACTTCGTACATATTGTGTATTTCCGGGGCCTGCATCGCAAGCTGTATCTCAGTCTGTGCAAGAGTAATACGCTGGGCTTGAGAAAAAATATTGGGGTCAGAAATAGGGACAACATCCACCCTATCATCAAAATCCTTGGCAAAGACCATTTGATCCCCACCTTGCACCTTGTAAGGATACTCCTGAGGAAGATAATCAGACATTACCTTGGACAAAAGACGAAACTCTATCCGCATAGCATAATGAAGTCGTTTGTGAACCGCCGACATTACTCTGGAACCTTGTTCCATCATAGCAATTGTCGTCCCAACAGCAGCCGATTGATTGCCATCGCCTACTTTTAAGTCTGTAATCGTAGCAAAACGCTGTCCAGCTTGGACAACAAACCCTAACAGTTGAAATAAAGTGGGATCTGGCCCTTTAAACGGTAAAGGCATTAGGGAATCACGAATTGCGCCCCCCGGAGCGTCTACATCACGAAATTCTCCCGGTTTTAACGGACTTTCATCATCTCTTATGCGTAGCCCACGCGCTTTAAACCCTGCTGGAAGGTTTGACAGCGTTCCCGCATCAATTAATTGCCGTAAAGCGGCAGTAGCCGTCCGAGAAAGACCGCCAATAGTATGAATAAGCCCCAATCCATAAAAACCGAAGCCCGGAAGGAACTTATAATGCACAAAATACTGTGTTTTCTTATAATTAGGGTCATCTTCCGCATAATTCCTACGAATAGACAAGATTTTTCCATTATCTTGGCTAATTGTAACTAAATAAGGAAGCCGTATACCCGTGTCTTCACCATCCGCATCTTTATCTTCATGCCCGGCTAGGTCTAAATCAACGTGACACTCTAATAACGTGCAATCATAATCAACATTTGAAGCCGTTACACCGTCAATTTTGTCTATTTGCTCGACAACATTGTTAGAGTGAGCTTGGCTGGGAAGAACATCTAGATCTCTATAGAATCCTGCAATTTGTTTTTTACGCAGGTCATTCATAGACATACGAACAACATGTGTAATATTTGGACATGTTTCGAGATCATTCGCCTCATAAGGCACAACAAGGTTTTCCGCCGCCACAAACTTACTGACAGCACGACCTAAAGAAGAATCATAATACACTTTCTTAAAGGTAGAACCCGCCAATGGGAGATAAAACAGCATCTGATCAAGTTCTGGTGTGTATTCTTCCATTACATTTGTAATGTAATAGTTCATAAACCGCCGCACACGTTGCGCTTGATCCTCCTTCTCCTTAGTAACCGAACCCATCACATCAGTACGGACGGGGCCACTTGCAGGAAGCAATTCGTTAAACGCTTGAGCCTGAAACTGGGTGGCAGCCTCGGCTAGGAGGGGATGCGTTACGCCTGTTGCTCCTGCAAATGGTTCTGTGCGTTCTTCATAGTTAAACCCTAAAAGCTCTAATCCTTTAGAATAAGCCTCTTCCCAATCTGCTCTAGATGCTTTGTTGCTTTCGTATTCCTCCATCAATTGATTAGAAACACGGGCAAGCTCACTATCTTCCATACCCTCCGCAAGATTAGAATAGAACTCTTCTGGAGGACCAAATTCGGCTGTCGGGTCAAAATCAACAACAACCGCACCATCGTCTTCTGGAATAATTTCAAACACTTCGGAAGAAATAATATCCGCTTCTTCTGGTAGTTCAACAGACAGCCTTTCCCCAAGCTCCGCCCCCTCTGGAACACGGTCCATGAGCGATGCTGCACTCGCCATAATTTCTTCTATTTCTTCTATTTCTTCCGAATCTTCTGACATACCACCTCCAATAAAAAACTACTATACATCAATTAGAGAACTTTTCCATAAAAATAGGTGTGTCCTCCCCGACATACGCTCCTTGGACGTTAAATTCAAAATATTCCTCGGCTTCCTCGAAGTCCATGCTATCTCGCGTTATCAAGATATCAATACACTTTTCTCTATCGTAAACCGCTACAGGTTTAGTAAATTGCCTTCCCACACCTACGAAAGCATCCTCGAAACCATCGGCCATTAAAAGCCCTTCTTCCCAAATTTCCGGAAAGTTTTCTTGTAACTTCTCATTAAAATTTTGCATTAGTTTCCCTCCTTAATGCTGTTGGTATTCCTGTAGAAAAAACCGTGGGCCGTGTTTCACGTGAAACAACCCCACCACGATTAAAATCTTTTGCAATGTCCTTACCATACTTGACATTTTTTGCTAAAACAAGCTGCCCTATTTGTATTACTTCCTCTGCGTTTTTAACAGGCTTTAAGGTTTTAGTGTTGTAAAAATAAGAAGCACGTTTTGGATTATACCCAATTTGCGTCCAATCTGGGTCGTTAAGAAATTTTTTTGCTTGTCTATAAAGGTCCGCGCTATCATGATTAACCCAGTTTCCCGTCATAGTTGCAAAGGGACTCTTGCTCTTCGTACCAGAAGCAACCTCTAACGCTTTTTTCCTACTTGACCCTTTTTGTACAAAATCAACATTTCTTAATTGGGTTGTTCTAGGATAACCCACAGGAAAAGGTTCTCTTTTTTGCGGATGAATCGCTGGAACCCACGTTCCTTGTCTTTCATAAGAAGGTATATCTAATCTTGCATCTACTTTTTGTCCACTTTTTAAAGATAACGTGCTTTTATTTTCATTAAGTTGGTCTACCCCTGTGTCTATTATTTTTTCTCTTTTTATTTTATCAAGGGCATTTTGCGCTCTTTGATACAAAGGAAGCATAGGAAAATTATCTTCTGTAAAAACAGTAGGAGGATAGTTTTTTTTAATAATTTCGTTGCGTTTCCTTAAAAGAGCGGCTAACGGACCAAGCGCATTTTCGTCTTTTGCTTTTTTAATTTCTTCAGCGTTTTTTTGCAACCCGCTTTGCTTCCCTATTTCCTCTCTTTCTTTGTAAAGAGATACATTAGCTTCTGCTCTTTTTTCCTGATTTTTAATAAGGGTTTGTTTATCAATGTTTGAAGATCCGTCCATTGCCTGATATCTATATGAGTTAAAATATGGCTCTTTAGTGATAACGTCATCCACAGGAGTGTCTGAAGAATACATATCCGTGAACAAGTTCTCCTTGTCCCGCCCTAAACCTTTTGTTCTATCTCTAGGAAGATTTATAGTTTCTCCAACCCGTATAACTTTTTTTAGTTCTTCTATTAATCGTTTTTTTTCTTTGTTTACTTTACTGCTTACATCAACACCAAAATCGTAATACTCCTTAGTCAGAGCATCTAATTCCTTTCTAACTCTATCCTGTTCTTCATCCAAAGGTGTTTTTCTGTTCATAGCAATACGCTCTACCTTAGCCGTATCTTCTATTTCCTTTTTTAACTTTTTAACATGCGGAGGGAGAGAATTACTTCCATCACGAGGACGAACTATAAGGTTTATTTTTTTGTTTGGGTTTGCATCAAAGGAAAGGTCCTCTACCTCGTAACCTTGATCTTTAAGCTCCTGTATACGCATTTGATTTATAGGGATATCAGGGGAAAGGTTACGACGCTCTTTTGGGCTTAAACCCGCTCTCCTTTGATCTAAACGCGAATATACCTCTCCGGAAAGTGCCCTATATAGGTTTGTTTCTTCTAAATCAATCTTGTTTTTTAAGTCGTATATTTTAGCGTTTTTAGAACTAAAGTTTAGACCAGTATCTTCTATTGCAAAAGCTTGTTTTAATTCTAAGTTTAAACCGTTCCAGTTTTTCAACACACCATTAAGTACCCCTTCGTCTGCCGTTAACCGTGCGAGAGTGCTTCTGTCTTGTGGCCCTAAAGTACCAAGACTGGATCTTACCTCCAATGTATTCATACTTTCTCGAATAGCCCCTAGACGTTCATTAAGATCGCTTGCAATGTTTGTGTTTCCACCCGAAGCAAATAACATATGATCCTGCACGTCATGCCCTACTTCATGTATAAGTATGTTTTTAAAGGTTTCGGGGTGTTTGTTAGGGTTAATAGCCACGGATATAGTCTTACTACCTCCTTCTGTGACGTATTGACCAAAAGTTGGCAAGTTAGGGTCATAAGTAACCCTTGTTCCTTTCAGGTCAGGGTACATCTTAAAAACAGGTGTTCCCTTAAAAATGTCTTCAGTCTTTACATAATCTCCGGGGTTTTTCACTAAGAGGTTTGCTGCCTTCTTGTCCAACCTTACATTTTGATCAGACACTTCATATCTTATTTTATTATCTGGGCCAATGTGCCAGCCATAAGTTTTCCTGATTTTATATTCCTCTAAAAGTTTTCTCTGTAAAGCAGGAGAAATACTTTTTTGGCTTTTAAAACCAAGGTTTCTTAATTCTTCTGTGATCTGTAATCTCGAAAGATTGTTGATACGGTTAGACTCAATCCTAGCCTCATTTAAATTAGCCTTAAGTTTCTTACCCGTTGTATTACCAACCTTCAGGTTGTCAGGGACATTGCTCATAAATCTGCCTCCGATATAAGAATAAAAAGTAGTATCGCCCAAACCAGCTTTTCCAGCCCCTCCTATTACGGACCCCGTAACACCTGTTCCCAACAAATTAAGCAATAAATTAGCCACATCACTCTTTCCTAATCTAGTCCCATCTTCATATACAATGTAATCTGCACCCGGATTGTTGAAAAGATCTCCTTGTCCGTACAAAATTGCTTCTGCTTTCTTATTAATAGAGTCTAAAACCTTAATAACATTTCCCCCAGCTTTCGTCCGTGTTTCAGGGTCAGAAAGAAAATCATATATATACTGCCCTGTCTTCTTTGCTCCTGCAGGAACGTTCTTAATAATTTGTGCGATTGGCATGTACTCCGCCCCTACTTCCGCTTTACCATAAACGGGGGGTTTTATTAAACGAAGCGTCCCTTGATTCCGAGTGTTAATATCAGATATAAACTCTGCTTTTTCCCCTGTTTCGGGGTTATAGCCCGGAGGAGAAATAACCCGTTCTCCTTGTTGGTCTATGAGAATATTAGGAAGGTCTGTTCTCCTTAGATTCTTAATTTCCTCCTCCGTTCCCTCTTTAATAATTTTTCTGCGAAGAGGCGCAAAAGCGTTCGCAAATGCTGAAACTATTCCCCCACTTTCTATTTCGTTAGGCGTGTACCCATATTCATAAACAGGCTTTGCTTCGCCCCCGTCTTGAAGCTTACGGGCCAAGGTTCCAATGCCTTGTTTGTAGACAGAGCCTCCTTTGTTGTATTTAACAGGAGAATATCCAAACTCATTAACATCATTTTGGTCCCATATAAGGTCTTTAACTTTTACTTTTTTACTAAGAAGTTTACCTGCATCTTCTCCTTTTTCCCCATAGCCCGAAGCCCCATGAAGTTCTGCGTATCTAGGAGAAAGCGTTACAAAATCTCCTTCATTAATTTCTGTAATAGATTCTTCATTGGGAACCGCCCTATAAATTGTAACTTCTGCCTCTGGGTTTCCTTTAGCTCTTAAAATTTCGTTGTAACTTTCCGTGTTTGCAATTCCGTATTCATCCCCAGAAAACTTTGCACCGGGAGCGTATATTCTTTGACCTCTTGGAGAATAAAAATCTTCTGGGTAACCTGCTCGGTTTCCTAAAGTATCTTTTGTTAAATTATCTAATCGAACAGTACCTTCTTCCTCTAGTCCCCTTGCTTGGTGTTGGAGCCTATAAGAAGTATCTATAACTTCTTTTTTTGATGCTGCCTCTTCAGGTTTTAAATAAGAACCCACACCAGAATCGCCATATCTAATATTATAGGAGTAAGGTTCTCGGTACATACTATCCGATATACTAAGGTCCTTATTACGTCCTTTATTTTCAACGAAACCAAAGCGTTTGTAGAATTTACGCAATCTATCTTTTGAAGTTCCACCAAAAGAAGTGTCAGGGGTTACTCTTATCTGTTTATTTGTTTGGTCTGCATAATCAATTAACTCTCGCATCGCTTGTGAACCCACACCTTTTTTACGCTCACTTTTAGGGACCTCAATTTGACTCAAAGTAATTGTGTCTTTATCCTCACTTATAAAGTTTTTTATATTTCTTTCGTCCCACGACTTACCAATCGCCTTCACACCCCTTTCTTTTTGAGGCAATGTCGCATCTGCTAATTCTTTAGATTGAAGAAGATCAAACAAAGGATTAAGGCGTGTTAATACACGACCACCTGTTTTTAAAATAGAACCAAAATCTATTTTTGGTCTTTGAAGTCTTTTTCTGTCTTGAACAGTTGGAAGGTTCCTTCTCTTATTAGGATCTTCAGGAGGGGAGCCACCGTCTTGAAGTTTGTAAACAAGACGACCAATGCCTTGATTGTAGACAGAGCCACCGTTTTGTTTCTTTTCCACTTCACGTGAAACAGAAGAAGAGAAATGGGGTGGCCTCTGATATGGATCTTTCAGTGAGTTCTGGGGTTCTATAGGTGGGCTTGGCTTTCTCTCGGGTACAGTCACTGTAACATGGGGCATATCTACCATATCTTTTAACATCTCCGGCCCAAAAGTGTCTATATAGTGTAATACTGACATGTTTTTACCTTTTGGCCTTATAGTAGGTGTGTCTCTGGTAAAGAACATACCGGACCCACCCTCTTTCTGTATCTTAAAAGGAGAGTCTATTTCATGACCCTTAAGGAGCTCCCTAACAGAGGGACTTGTAAGTGCGGTTATAAGTACATGGCTAGGCGAGTCCATTCCGATGTACGCTGCTTCTACCAAGTCCCCGCCCTGTCCCCCCCCTTTGACATAGCTTTCATAGCTTCTACCTCTCGTATTAACTGCCCGTTTAGTCTCAAAGTATATTTGCCTAACTACTCCAAGCATATTTGCCATCTGTTGCTGCGCAATACCACTTGGATCTTTAAGGGCTTCGTTCACGTTTAACTGATCTAAGTTGCCTCCATTATTAGCTAAGAAGGCATGTAGTGCTTCATGGACAACAGTGGACTCTTTAGGGTTGTTGCCCTTAGTGCTTATTGTTATCATAGGAATAGGCTGGCCGTAATCATTAGCGCTTGCTACTTTTTTCCCTGTAAACTTCCCCATACCAGAAGCACCACCCGCGTAATAGTAGTCTGCATAGTCTATTGGTGCTCGTGGGTTTCTTACATCGTATTTTGCAGCACTTTCAGTATACTGCCCCGGCCCCTCTGGCTCATAAATATAGTAGTCTTCTAACTCACCTGTTTCAAAGTTTCTTCTAACTGCGTCTTCTCTGTTTATTACTTGTGGATATGCTCTCCCCTGCGCACCAGCATCATCCACCATACTTATAGAGACTCCCTTTAACCCGGGGGCTATTATAGCCGCAAGCTCTCTGAGTCTTGGCTCCTTGGCATTATTGGATAACCAAGTCATAATCTTCTCACCATCTTCTTTCTCATTAATAACAGCTTCAAGTTCTGAGGAATATCTACCTGCTAGACCTGCGTCAAGACGACCAATGCCTCGATTGTACACATTATCCATAATATGAAACCACCTTCAAATCTCCCGTGTCTTCTTCCCAATCATCCGTCGGTATCTGCACAAAGTTCCCCTGCCTGTACCGCATCAACGCCTGTGTTGTCGAATCCACCAAGTCATCGTTCTGACCGTTAGGAAACGCCGCACACTCCTCAATTACTTCTTCCGCCCATTTCTCATCAGGATACCATACCATTCCCGCTTCAAAAAGAGGAGATATACTATGAACACGACTTAATTTGTCGTTTCCACGGCTCGGTGTGAAATTTACAACAGGAATACCCATGTTCCGTAGTTCGTGGGTCAAGGGGGTCCCACTCGCTTTCGCCTCCACGATTACCGTCTCCGGCTCCCAATACTTGTACTGCTCTAAAGCAACCTCCTTCAAATCAGGGAAGTCCCACCTCCCTTTCTTGCTGTCCAAAAGTATCAAGGCCGTTGGCCCGTAAGCCTTGGGAGAAAATACACCCCACGTCGTGATTGCACTATAATCCGCCGTCTCTTTCTTAGAAAACGCCGTGTCATAACTCTGTATCACATACTGCAAATCAGGCATCTCCGGCGAAGTCCACTTCTGCCACCACTCCCGTTTCAATATCGACAACTCTTCCGAAGTCGGATCTTGCTGATACTGCGCGTTCCATTTGTAAGCGGGAACCGAAAACTTTACCGACAGCAACTCCTCTAACGCCCAATACTCCGGCCAGCAAGAGTCTCCAGAAGGCAGGATCGCAGGCAACTCCAATACCTCCCACTGATCCGCCTTCCTATCCTTTATCTGTGCGCGAACCAACTGACCCGTCAAATCCTTCTCGGACCACCTCGTCTGAACCAAAACAATCGCACCTCCCGGCTGGAGCCTCTGACGGGGTCCCCCCGTGTACCACTCCCACGCACTCTCAAATCCAGAAGCCGACATTGCCGTCTGCTCCGAATGAGGGTCATCAATAACCAATAAATCCGCACCACGACCCGCTAAGTTCGATCCCACACCAACAGCATAATACATCCCACCCTTGTTCGTGTCCCACCGTCCAGAGGCTTTACTATCAATGGCGAGTTCTGTGCCGGGGAAAATCTCCTTGTACTCATCTGTTTCCAAAAGGTTTTTAACCTTACGCCCAAAATTAACCGCTAGTTCCGTGGTGTGTGTTGCTTGAATGATCTTCATATTAGGTTTTAACCCGATCATCCAAGCTGGAAATAGATAACTAGCAAACTCTGATTTTGTATGTCGAGGGGGCATGTTGACAATAAGCCTCTTGCACCTTCCATCCGCTATTCTCTCTAACTTGTCCGCTATTAGGCGGTGATGGTTTCCTTCAATAAAATCGGGCCACAGAGCTTTAACAAAAGGCAAAAACTTTTTCTGAGACTCCTCAATGCGCTCTAATTGTGCAAGGCGTAAGTTTAAGCGTAACTCTTGGGTTTCAAAGTCAGAGGGATCAAGGCTCATTAGGGGACCCTAACAGTAAAAAAATACCTTTATAACACGGTATCGTTTTTTATGGAATTGTTTGCGTGAAACATACCCTTTACCCCTCCCGCTCCCTCTCCGCGCCAATCTCAGTACTCCGTGGTCGATGGTAAAAAATCCGTGAGCCGTGGAAAAGAATGCTTATAAGGGGACCCTGACATTAAGTTGAGGTTCTATTCCTCGTCCTTTCCGCTTCAATGGCGAAGCTTAACCGAAGGTTTAGCGTAGCCGATTTTTGGTGGACACTGGGCGTAAATCGTGCCTAGTTCCTAGCATTGCTTTAATGCCAGGGACTAGGCATTTTACGAACCATGGGCCTCGGCTCACGAATAAATAACCGATTCCCTGTTCGCGCTTAGACCAGGGAATTGGTTATTTATTTGTTTCGTTGTTGGGAGCTCTTGGAGGTTGGCGCGTTCTTTCTGCGCCACGGTCGGGATAAAAAAAACCCTGCATCAAAATGCAGGGTTCAAGGTCGGTACGTTTGGCCCGAGGGGTCGAGGCTCTCGGGTTTTGTTTTTACTTCTTCTTTTCTTCCCGCGGTTTATTCGATTTATCAATTTCTTTTCCCATATTTCGAATAGATCCAAAATTACTTTCGATAATTTTTTTGGCGCGGGCAGCTGACAGTTTCCAACCGGAAACATGAGTGGGGTTGTTTTGGTTTAGTTTAATTCTAATACTCATTTTTTTAATTCCTTTTGATTGAATACATTAGCGAATCCGCCTCCTCGAAGTCTGGTACTTCCCAGAAACCTGAGTCGTAATACTGGCCTTTCCAAAATAAAAGCGTTGGATATTCGTCGCCCTCTTCACCGTGCTCATAAAAAGCCAGACCGGCGGAATGACCAATATATGTATGGTTTTCACCTTCGACGGGTGTCCCCAAAACATCTTCACAAGTTTCTGATATTCCTAGCATTTTTTCAACGGCGCAGCTTGCGGATACCGATCCATGCCCTCTGAAATTTTCTAAAAAAGTTTTAGCCTCTTCCCGTGAACTAAGCACGTGCATACTACTCAAGTCTGACTGTACATAATCCACCGCGTCCTCAAACGTAAGCTCTGGGGCTTCATAGGTACAGTCACTGGTGGGGTCATAACTAGTGAAGTCAATATCATTGTTGGCAACAACTGCAATTGTGAAGTCTTGGCGGTCGATAAAATATGCAATCGGGTTTCCTTGGTGCGGAACTTCTACTATTAAAACCTCTTCATTATCAAAATTACTCATGGTCTAAACTCCTGTGAAATGTCAGGCGAAAGCGCCTGCGATTATTATGCCAGTTTATGTAATTATATGCAAGATTAAAGCTTGCCTAGGTCGCCTGCAACATGATGGCGCAAGCGAGTGGCAGAAGGCAACGAGCTAACAAAATGTTTTAGTTTAGTATGGTCTTTCATTTCTTGAAATTTTTCTGACAGTTTTTTCCAATGAATATTTACATTCCCCCCACTCGCATAACATCCGCCCTTAATTGTTGTATCTTCTGCTTTTTTCTTCTGATTACCATGCACCGTAAAGACAATAATGAAGGATCTATTTTGTATTGCGCATAATGGTTTTTGGTTTCCTCCACAATTCCCACAATTAACGTGGTCTATATATTCTGCGGGACAACGTACTATATTTATATTTTGTGATTTAACTTTGTTTTTTTTGTTATCCCAAAAATTAGAAGGAACGACCACGACACAATCAATTCCTTTTCTAAAATTTAAACAAGCTTGCCTTAATGAATCACAGGAATAGTTAAAAACCGTTTTTCCTTTAACAACAAGATCTCGCCATAAATCGGGGGCGAAGTGAGTATACAACCAAGCTACGCCCCCCCGAGGGACAGACCGCGCTACTTCTTTAGTATATTCAATATCAATTTTTCTAGATCCTGATTTGGTGGGATTTAGGGGACATGAAGTTGGACACGTTTTGTACTGGTTGCCTGTGTGTCCCGCCCTATATGTTATGGCGCACCCTCTGGTTTTAACGCTTGTACTGAAATCATTAGTTAATAAGGTCATTTTCCAGCCCTCCATCCAGTAAATTATATTCTTTTAATAGTGCTTCCAGTTCTTGTTGTTCTGTCGTTATTTCGTGAAGGTCTTGATCATTTTCTAGTTCTTTCAATTGTTTATATGTCATTTTAATATTTCCCTTAAAAATAGAATTGATGATATGCTTGTTACTATACTTAACACCAAAAACAGAACCTTGATCATTAGAGTTGCAACCTCTGCCTCTGGGTTTGAGCCATAATATTGATATGTAAATGCGTGAACCCCAAAGACCCCTGAGCATAACGTGGAGCAGACAAAGCATATTATAAATAAATTCATCTTATTAATTCCTTAAAAGTTAAGTAACCATTTTATAGTATCCCATACAATGGGATAAAACAATTAAAAAGTTTTTAAAAGTTTAATAAATTGTAAATAAAAAAAAGGCGGACTCAATAAGAGTCCGCCACGAGTTAAAGAGCTATTAATATAAAGAATTAAGCCACAAGCGGATCAGGTATCGCCGAGCTAGTAAGATTACGCCATGCAGATCTTGACATATGTAAAATTTTATTTCCTGCTTTTTGGCTGATCTCTTGCAGATCGGCGTTATTATAGCGGTCGTTTAGGTTAGAAACTCCCGTTACAGTGTTAACGATGGTCGCCCTCGATATTGGTTTGTTTTTATAGCCGTCTTGATTGATTGTTTTATAGAGACTTTCCAATAATAATTGACTATCTTTTTTATTATGCTCTTCTAAATTATTTGCTAAAGATTCGCATAACTTAAAATTATCAACATTATTAGGCAATGTGTCCTCATGTGCTAATCGCATTAGTTCTATCTGCTCATTAAAACTAATCTCTTGGCTGTAATGTGCTACATTATCTTTAATCTCACTAAGGGTAGCCTCTGCAATTTTTCTTTTTGTATCAGCAGTCAACACATCAAGATCTTCTGCTGATCTTGATTTGCCAAGGTGGGTTTTCCGCAAATTATTGGCGGTTTGCATAGAGTTAAGACAAGCCAATGTGAACATTAACTGTTGCAACGTGCAAGATCCCTGCCCAACTTCAGAATTTAAGAATTGTAAGCCCAACGCCATTGTATCTCCTACGGCAGGTTCTCCTACAAATTTTCTAGATTTCAAAGACACTAGCATTTTAGTGTCACTAAAGAGAGTTTTGACAACTTCCCAATTTCCCTCGCTATTAGCTATAGTAGGGAGTATAGCCTCAATAACATCCGCATTATCCAAAAGCTTGTATTTGCTTGATAATAACGCCCTGACGCCCGTATCCTCGTAGGAACGAATTAAACTTACTTCATTTCCTTTTTTATCTTTAAGATCATTGATAAGCTGAGTGAAAGAGGCAGGAGCAAGAGGCATTACATTTCGAGCGGTTCTGATGTCAAAATTTACTTTGTTCATAAATTGAAACAAGGCATGATCATTCAAAGGTCGAGTAACTGTAGGCTCTCCTCTTTGTCCCTCAATAGTGAGAGTAGGTATGAATTTTTGGTTGTCTTTGTCCATTGGTAAGCTAAAATCTAACTCACCCAAAGTGCGGTAACAGTCCGCCTGTTTTTCTTGCTGTTCAAGCATTGAAATGACGCCTTGTGTCAAAACATTTGAAGAGTTATCCAGTTTTTGAATTTCGGGTAATAAATGTTGCATTTAGTATTCTCCCATTTCGGCAAAGCTAATTCCCTGCTCTCCCATACTTTACCATGCAACAAATTAAAAGTAAAGTTTTAAAAAGTTTAGCTCCAAAAGTTAACAAAACTTCCTCTATAGTAATCTGAGTTGAAAATAGTGAAATTATTTTTTTTAAATTTAAAACTGCTTGTCCCAAAATATAGAAAGTATACAGGGATACAGGGATACATAGTGAACGACATACAAAATTAAAAGTTATCTTTTTGTGGGTAGATTACTATATAGAAGCTTTTTTAGCTCTTTTGTATATTAAACTGTACTATTTTATGTAATAATATGTTAAGCTTTATATTATCTTGTATAAAATGAAAGTAGCTAGGGCCTTGCAGTAGGGCATATGCTTGGCAAAGACATTGAAATTAGCAGAGAAAGATAGGAGAAAAAAAGATGAGTAATAAGAAATATTATTTAGGAACGATACTGGTTTCAAGAGAGGATACGGATATCGAAGAAGATGTGAATGTTTTGTATTGCACGGCTAAAGACCCCCAAAAAGTATTAGACTTGATTGCGGAACATTCTTATGAGGACGGAACGGATGAAACCCCTGTTAAAGATAAAGAGGATTGGTGGGTTTTTGCTGATGGGTATATGTCCCTAGCTCATAGTTACCATATTATAAAAAAATCTACCTATGAGGATCTGCAAGGCAAAATATACACGGACAATAACAATAGTTAGTAGAATATTATGTCAGGATTACTACCACTATCATACACACTTGTTAAAACTTTAATTCGTGCGCCATGAACCACAAAGAGTTACGAGAAATTAAACGCTCAAATTATCGTTCTAAACATATAACCGAAGGAGAGACACATGGAAAAGACGTGGCTTGAAACACATAACAACAACCTAGAACAACTGAAAAAAGCATTTGATAAAATGGAAGTTAAGTTAGAAGAAATAAAATCTTTAGAGGGGATGGATATACAAAAGAAAGTACAAAAAATCATTAACACAAATGGAGAAAAATAATGGGATTATTTTCATTCTTAGATGCAGACAATAACGAGTCCATTCCAGTAGATAGCCAAGTAAGTGTTCACCTTCCTAGTGATTGGCCTGATTCCACGCCAAAGAAATTCTTAAAAAAGAATGAACAGTATGGGAACTTGTTTTTACTTAATCAGATACAAGGCCTTTATGATGGGTATGGAATGGTACATATTGATGGAATAAAACCACTTGATGTTTATGCCATATTGTACGTTATGAATTTTGCACCCTTAAAATTACCTGACGTACCGACAGTGAATGAGGCACGAGACATAGGGTTGATGATTAATATGGGTGTCTTCTACCAAGACAAAGACGGAAACAACCATCACTTCCATTGGAACCCAAACGAAATGGGAGTGAAGTCTACACAATTCAATGGTGGATTTGATGTGGTACAAGAGCCGTCAGGCAAAACACCTAATGATTTAATTGAGAGTGGGGAATGGATTGAGAAGAAGATCGTTCCAGTCACACCCTTCCCACTAAAGATTACCTCAAGACTAACAGATAAGAATGGTCTTGATGTTACCCCTCTCTATAAGTACGAACACCTAAACGCTAGTGAAGATTGTCCCAACCAAGGTTTCTTTTATTAGGAGAATAATTATAAAGGGAGATTTAAAATGACTGATAAAAAATACACTATATGCATTGAATCTTTAACACTGCGTGTTGAAGATGAAGATGGGAATCCAAGGGTTGATGGCAATGGTGATGTTAAAGAATTTTTTACCACCAAACGGAATAGATCGGATAATCAACTTGTTGTCCATGAAGAAATTGATCGTATTCTTGAAGCATTAACTCTTGAAGATATTGTAGACGCAACAAGGCCAGAGGAGAAGAACGATGAGTAGAGCAAGAGAACAACTTGAATTTTTGGAGGGCAGTTGGGGAGATATATGCAGTTCACTGGCTTGCGAAAATTTGCATGAGGATGGTGAACTTTCAATGGCTCAGGCTGAACAAAAACGTAAAAATTTAATATCACGAGCTAAAAAACTATATGACGCAGGCTGTCCTTGTCCCCAAAACATTTTTGAATGGTGCGAGGACGAAGAAGCAATAGAACCTTTTTTGAAAAGGAAAGGGTGTTAGATGCAGAAGAGACGGATTAAGAAGAAGGTGTTACCTGAGACGAGAACTGCGTGTGTAGCTCTGTATAATTCAACAGATATGACTTATGTTCAAATTGCGGATCACTTGGGGATAAGCCAATCCACGGTGGGGTCATTATTGACAATGGAGAAGGTTGAACGAAGGAAAGCTCGAGGGGGCAACTTTTCTTTTCCTCCTCGGACGAAAGACCCTCGTAAGGCGGAGTCATGGGGCCGTGGTTTTTGGCACATGAATATTAAACTTTTAAACAAATACAAGGGAGATTAAAAAATGGTTGTAAACAAGTTTTCTAAGAAGATTCAGAGTATTACGGTATATGTGGCTAGTGATGCTGATTGTAACGCTTTTGATGAAGTTATAGATGCGGTTTCAAATGTATTGGATTTGACGTTAATTGACTATGACAGTCCTGTTGAATATCAGCTAGAGAAGGTGCGTGATTAATGTTTTTTTTGTTTTCGTTAATTAATCACGGTCAGAAGGTTGTGGAAGAGAATAAGAACACGAAGCAAAGGGAGATAAACGTGTCTCAGTACAGTGATGAGGCTCGGTGGGCGAGAAGCTTTGTTTCCTGTCCCAAGTGCGGTTCGAGACATTACGATTTGTATGTTTTAGATCTGAAGGGGAAATTTCGGTGTAAGAAGTGCGACACCACATTTGAAAAGGAGGATGATTAATGAATGAAGAGATATGTACCGTGTGCGGTGGTGAAGGCACTATAGAGAGTGAGTTCTTTGTACGTGTCTCAGTAGACAACGATTATGGCTTTATAGACACGAAGGTAGAAGAATGTGAAGCCTGCGATGGAATGGGGTATAATGAGACGGAGGAGGCTAACAATGAGTAAAAGTTTAGATCTATGGGAAACAGTTATCGTGCAAATAAAAGCCGACTTTGAAAACCGTGATGAAACCGCTGTCTATGAAATGCTTAAAAGTATACCTCAAGAAAATCTAATAGCTTTTCTACCAGAAGAAAAGCAGTTTAGTTTTCTGCAAGCAGAAAGGGGGAAGAAATAAGGCCTAGTTAAAGTTGCAACGCTCTGAATACTTCATTCCATTTAATATGAGGATATTCAAAGAACCCTCCGAGGGGCTGAACATTCAGCCCCTCTTTTTTTATGTCTAAAACCTGAGAGGCTTTGTATAAGGAAAGGGAGAGGTTTTTGTCTTCGACCATGATCCATGATCGGGTGTCTTTGTTTCGTTCAAAGAAGGAGACTTGATGGGCAGAAAGATTAATTCTTTTAGTGGATGTAATTTTAAGTTCTATAAAATGAAAATGGTTTTCCGGACATTTAAGTAAGAGGTCGGGGATGCCTTTAGTGGCAAACGTGTCAATTTTAAGCAACGTCCAATTCTTGTTTGTTGTCTTCGCTAGATTCTTCAGGTTGTTTTTTATCTTCAGGTAGAAGTGTTTCTCCAACCTCTTCTTGGCTTTGGTGTTCGATGATGAGGTTTTCAGTATCTCCTCGAGTTCCATCATTTTTAATTTCTTTCAATCGTTTAAGCACTTCATCTCTCGACATTTGATCTATAGACCCATGAAGAATTTCTTTTCTGTCTACATATATACCTTGCGCCTGCCCTCTTCTGTATTCAGCCATTACGGAAGCAGAGTATGCCCCGTTCTCTTCTGCTCGCCTCGACAGTTGATCTAATCTTTTGATATGACGTTGATACGTGACTGCGTATTTGCGGTCTAGTTCTGTTCTATACGTTTGTAGATACCGAACAACATGAGGGCATTTGTAAGGATTAAGGAGTTCTGAAGCACGGACATGAGCAGAGCCTTTTGCATATCCCGCCTCGATAGCCGCCTCTGTATTAGTAATTTCCCCGTCCCGTGAGACGAGAGCTTTGACAAATAGCTCTTCTTTGCGAGTTAATCTTTTAGACACTCGTTTCTGATATGCGCTGTCACTTGGGTTTAGGCTTAAAAGAGCTTTTATAGGCATTTTATTACTTTATAAAAAAGAACCTCGATTTTCAACTGAAAACCGAGGCCAAGTTTAGGGACGAAAATAATTTTTGCAGTTGTAAGATCTCATAAAATAATATATATATCTATATTATACTAATAAAAAGGAAAGTTAAATGAACACATATAAGATTATATACCAAACTACTGACCAAAAAGAAACCCTTTTACAAAAATCTTTTACGTTTTCTGCGAAAACGCCTTTGGAGTTTTTGTTAAACGCTAATTTTTCTTGTCAGAAAAATTTTGTTCGATCTACGAAAGATATTGTTTCTATTACGCAAGTAGAGCCTTTGGGCGATAAACTTGACAGAAATAATGTAATAGAGCAGGCTAAAAAGTTAATAAACGGAGATAGAGAACAAACTTATGGTGACCCTTTGCTTTCACATGATCGAATAGGACGAGGGTGGGAAGCGATTTTAGGGATTAAAGATATCTCAGCATCTACAGTAGCTTTGATGATGTCTTGGTTAAAAATCTCTAGGATAGTTTCAAATAAAAAGCAAAAAGATTCTTATGTTGATGCGATTGGTTATATGGCTTTGGCTTTTGAATGCCAGACAATTGATCAGGAAAAAAAGGAGAAAGAAGATGGATATAATAACTATTCAACAAGACGAGAAGGGGCAGAAAAGACAAGTGGCGATTGAGATCGTGCCTAAAACGAAAAAAAAACAAATTACTTTTTTTAAGAAAGCAAAGCAAAGATGGAGAAAATTATTTAATTCTATATTACCTGTAATTGAAATATAAAGAGCAAGCTTATGAATATCATCTGGGTTGTTAATACTTTTATTTTACTTTTTTTATTCTTGTTCCCGGTTCTCTCCATAGGGTTTTGGATGTGGCAGGATAATTTAATTAAGTCTTTCCCTGTGGGTATGGGTTTAGCTTACGCAATGGCCGCTCTATCTCTATGGACCGAATATGTCTGGTAAGGTTGTGTGTTTTGACGGAAACACATTGCAGGGAAGAAACCTCAGTTGATGGTCCCCTCTGGGGTTTCTTTTTCTGCCACCGTTTTAATTAAATTTCTAATCGTTCCAGAAATTGTACGGTCTTCTTCTAAACTTCTCTCTTTAATTAAATTGTAAGTGTCAATAGACAAAGCTACTGATTTGTATTTATTCTTGTCCATTTTTTAGCTCCAATCATTTGAATATAATGTTATTATATGAAAAATTATGTAATGTCAATGATTTCTCCCCAACTCGGACCTATTTCTAAGTCACATCGAGAAGGTATTTCTAATGGAATAGCTTCTTCCATTATCTTTTTAATCTCAAGGGCTTGTGCTTCGTTTGTAACGCTACAGCATAATTCATCGTGAACTTGAACTAAAGGCACTATTCCGGCCTTAAAAACGTCTACCATAGCTTGTTTTGTCATGTCGGCAGCAGAACCCTGTATAAGTTTATTAAGGCTCTTGTATGTGTAAGCACGTTTTAGGTTTACTCTTCCGTATTTCTGCTCCGCCTCCGGTCTTTTATATGCTTTAGTAAGAGCAAAGGTAGCAGGCTCCCATTGATCGAAAGTTAAACGCCTACCCCGCAAACTCCGCAAATACGCGGAATCTGTAGTTTGCCGGTTAAGGCGTGTAATAAGAGCTTGTTGCATACCTTTGACAAAAGGAACGCGAGAGTGGTACTTTGCTGTTAATTCCTTTGCTTCTTCTAAAGAAAGATCTAATTGTTCTGCAAGTTTCTTTGCACCCATGCCATAAATAATACCTAAGTTGATTGTTTTGGCTTGTTTTCTTGGTATGGAGGCCATCTCTGCCACCAAGCTGTGAAAATCCGTCTCTGGATTACTTCGATAATTTTCAACAAACTCCTTCACACCTTCTAAAGGCACAGCATTCTTCTGCCATTGATTGTAGACTTCCGCATAGTGAACCAAGATGCGTGGTTCTTGTTGGGAAAAATCTATACTCGCCCATTGTTCTTTCTCTTCCGGTACAAAGAGGTTACGAACCGAAGTTGGTGTCCCTTTGCCGTAATTAGGGATCTGTTGAAGGTTTGGATTATTCATGGAAATACGTCCGGTAATCGTACCGCCGTCGCCCCCTCGCACCTGATTAATGTGAGAATGTATGCGACCATTTACAGAATGTTTCTGAATCGTCTTAATAAACGTACCATTGATTTTATTAACTTCCCTAGCCTTGGCTATTAGTTTGGGTATTTCATGCGTGTGCTGAGACAAAAACTCTTTAGTAAACGAAGGTTTCCCTTTTTCTGTTCTTGGATAAGGTATCTGTTGTTCTTTAAAAGCAATCTCTATACTTTGTGCCGACCATATATCAACATTTAATCCTGTAACCTTTTTTATCTGAGAGAGAAGTTGCTTCTCATCTTGTCTCAATATCTTCTGTGTTTGCTCGGCTCTGTCTAAATCTACCCGAACCCCACGCCATGTCATTTCGACTAAACAAGGCAACAACTCTACTTCGAGATCAAATACTGTTTTAAGATCGCTTCTCTCTAATTCGACGCTAAAGAATTTCCACAAATCTAGCGTCAACTCAGCATCTGTTTCTGCATACCCTCCTACAAAGTTTGCAGGCATCTTCCACATCTCAGATTTTGCGTCTAAACCAAACTCTGTAGCCGCCTTTACTAAACCCTTTTCAGACTTTGTTTTACCTAAGTAATCAAAAGCAACCGCGTTAAGAGAATAAGAGAAACGTGTTTCATCTAATAGACTTGCAACAAGCATTGTATCTACTATCTTGCCATTAATTTTATGGCCCATCGCTCTTAACCAACCAACATCGTATTGAGCATTGTGGAAAATCTTGTCACAAGGTAAAGCAAGCATATCTTTTAACCATTTGTTAACAAGGCGTTCATCTAGATTGCCCCCGCCCATATGCTTGAGAGGAAAATAACCTTTAAATTCATCTGTGCAAACAGCTACACCTACAACTTCTCCCTTCCCAGTGGGCCAACCGGGTCCAGAAGAACGAAGGTCCGGGTCCCGTGTTTCGAGGTCAATAGCAATATGTTTTGCTTGAGACAAATCAGGAAAACTTTCTGGAGGGGTCCAAGAATCTACTGTGTCAATACGCGCTAAATTTAAAATTCCTTGTTCCATATCAATTACTTAACACACTTTCGTATTTTATACAATTAAATAAGACTTTTCAGGATCATCTGGGTATAAAAGAAACAAGCTTTCCCGTGTTCGTGTAACCGCCACGTAAAAAAGTCTATGTAAAGAGTCTTGGTTGTACCGTGTTTCGCGTTCCGAGGAGGCAGAGATATCGGTTAGTATTACAACATTATCGCACTCAGCCCCCTTTGCACCGTGAATGGTAGATAGAGATATACGCGGTTTAACTCCAAGTCTCTCTTTCTTTTTAAGCAAAGAAACTATATAACTTTCCAATTCTTCCGGTATAAGGTCGAGGGCTTCTCTCCATATTATGTCTTGTTCAACGAGCAATCCGTGATTTTCTTTTAAATCTTCATAAGAAAACATATCTGAGTCCTCCCCATATATTACTTTCTTCCCACGTTTAATTTGTTTACCGTTCCCAGACATCATTTTATATATTTTCTGAACGGTTTGTTTGTCTACAGAAGTACCTTTTCTTAGCTTTTCCCACCCTTTTATTGCGAGCAAAGTACTAAGGCTTACTGAAGGTGTCCCTTGTTTTTCAAAGAAATAACCATTTGTTCTCAATTCTTCTTCGATGGTTCTAAGCATAAAAGCGCATTGGGCTAAAATTAACCAGTTCCCCTCAATCATCTTTTCGTAGGGGGGCGCATCCAAACGAACCACTTCGCCTTCTTTTTCTGCAGGGCTGTACTCTTTTGGAAATCGGTTAGGTTTAGATATTTGTCTAATAATATTTTGAGCCACTGCATGAGGTCCTTCTGGAACACGATACGATTGAGATAAAACCTCCGCCCCAGAATCCAAATGAATAAATTCTTTTGGAGAAGCTCCAGCCCACACGTAGATTGCCTGATCATCGTCTCCGGCACAGTACATTTTCTTAGCTTTTGTATCTAAGACATGAGCAATATCCCACTGTAATGGAGAGAGGTCCTGTGCTTCATCCAGAAGAACCAAATCAAACTCAGGGCAAGTGTATTCTGCATCTAACAAAAACATCTCAAGCATATCAGTAAAATCGTAAACACCTTGCTGTTCTTTAAAATTATTGTAGCTTTCTGAAATGTATTCTACTTCATGCCATTGCATGTTTCCGAGTGAGGACTCATTGTATTCTTGTCTGACGGACCTCTTCTTGACCCGTGCGCGATGGATAAGGGACAAGACAGGGCTGTTCCTAAAAATTCCTTTTTCCTCAAAATCCGTGGTGTTCATGCCTCCAAAATTAGAAAGACGAACTTGAAAGGCAAACTCTTTTACATCCTTTTCTTCCATACATCTTTTCCCCTTTTCATCCATACAGTGCTTAGAAAAACTGTGTATGGTTTTAAACCAAGGCAAATCTTTTTCTGGATTAAGGTTAAACTTCTCCCCGGCTCTTTCTCTGGCTTCGTCACATGCTTTGTTAGTAAAACTTAAAAAAGCAATCTTGTTAGAAGAAACGCCTTGGGACAAAGAGTCTGATACTCGATTAATAAGTGTTGTTGTTTTTCCTGTCCCCGGAGGACCAAATATACGAAACATTAAAACGGCTTTTTTTCGTCTTCTTTGAAAGACTTAGGTTCCACCTTTAAGTCTTCTTCAAACTGAGCAGGAATGCCCCAAACACGAAGAGACTTTCCTTTTACTTTTAACTGACACGCTTCTCCACCAATGTCCTTTAATCTTTGAGCTACTTGATGAAGTTTGTATTCGTAAAATTTATTCTTCTTAAGATGATTCATCAAATCTTTAATCCTAAAATAAGTTTTTGCTTTCTCTTCATCCGTCCAAGCCCGGCGTAGATAAATCTCATCTCGGCTTTCAGCCTTTTGTAGATGGTGTGCAAACTCTTCAAGATATTCATAAAACTGACCATCAATATTAGAGTCCTCGGAGGCTTCCATTATTGAACCCTCTGTCTCTGTCATGTTAGATAATAACCCATTTAAGCGCGTTTCCCATTGTGGCTTGCTGACGGAAGGTGGAATATAATTTAACTGCTCTATGCAAGCCTTTTGAAACTTAGGTTGAAACATAAGGCCTTCTGTATCTAGTTCTACTGGGTGAGAGTTAACATCTAAAAACCATAGAGGAGGGTTAGAATTGTACTTCCTTAAGTTTCCTACTGCGGTGTTAGTAACCAGAGATTGAACCCCATACTTTCTTGTGGCGCATAACTCCTTGTTACAAAAGTTCTTTATGGGTTGATCACTACATTTGTAAGTGTAATCTTTCTTCTCTAATTGTTTAGCAATAAGGTTTAATTCAGATAGCCCCAAAGGAGGGTCAAAGTATTTGGTGTTATACTTTTGAATTTCTTGGCTCCAAGTTTTAGGAAAAGCTTTTCTTAAGTACACGCCAACATTAAACAAACCATTGTTACGCGACCCTTCTTCAAACCCCTGCTTAAACAGAGCTTGCAGGCACGGAGGGACATCTTTAAAATCTGCGTCTGGTTCCTGCTCAATCTCAAAACAACTAACTGTGTCTGGTTCCTGCGCGTATTTTTCATATAGAGCAAAAAACTCTTGAAGAGTGCCGGCTGTCCCATCGTCTTGGATAACATATCGCATACCAGATTCCGCATTAAAATACGGAAGGTTTAAAAAGTTCCCTGTGTCTCCTTTTTCTACGTTTAAATAAACCTGTTTGGGAAAAATTTCTGAACCATTGTAACCTAATGCAGAGGCCATATTCTTAAGTGTTTCCTGCATATCCTTTGCGGTTAACCAATCCTTGGTAAACAAAAAAACGTGCGCTCCCCCAGATTTACTGCGACAGACAACAAGAGGTAATTTTAGTCTTCTAATCTTTTTAACCAAAGCTTCGTGATCAAGTCCAGTGTATTCATCTACGTCAATACAACCCCAGACACATTGACTCTCTTCGTTTATAGGAATAATACCAATTGCTACCCCCTCACCAGACAAATGCTCTTCCCAGAGTTTCGTGGTGCGTGGAGTGCGTACTATTTGCGCCTTTCCTGTCTGCTTTCCATTCCTGTTGCCATTAATGGAATACGTTCCGTGAGCAAGCTCAAGGCCTCTAAATATATATTCAAATTTTTCTGACTCTGTAGACACATTTCACCTATTAATAAATTAGGGGGCTTGCACCCCCCAATCCATCCAGAAAATTAAAACGGTAGATCTTCGTCTCTGCCGTCTTCTGCGTCAGCAACAGGAGCGTCAGAAGTATGCTTCACAGTTATTTCACCTTTCTGTATGCTGTCAGCAAAGGCTCTTGCCTTATGATATGCTTCTGCATCCTGTAAAACACCGCTGTTTTCTTGCTCAAGGGTAATGTCCCATCCGTGCCATTTACCTTTTGAGTTTTCTTCGCTAACGGTCTTTAAAGAGTAAACGTAGGCATATGAAGGGGGTGTGAAAGGAACACCTTTATCGTCTTTCATATTCCTAGACATAACCATCGACAACCACTTTTTTGACTTTTTAAGTTGCGTTGACTTCATCGAAATCAAAGCTGTGTCGTAGCCATCTTCGTTCAAAACAACAACATAATGTTGCGCTGTTGTGTCCAAATAATCACCATTTCCACCTGTAACGTAGTCTTTGTTGTCTTCAGAACTCCGCTCTGTCTTAGGTATACCCATCTCACCCGGAGCGTAGATTGCTTTAGGTGCGCCAGAGCCTGTGCCTCTTGCTTCCCAATGAATAAAACGCTTATTAAACATAGCAAGTATGACACGCACTCCCTCGGCTCCGGGGTAAATTTGTCCAGTTACCGTGTTTATAATGTCTCCTTTCTTTGCTCCCTCAGGCATATCGTCCAGACCCGATAAGATCTTTAAAAACGGAAGGGCTAAATCCTCTTGTGTAATAGCCGATAAGCCTTTTCCTGCGTCTTGGACAAACATATTAATATCAATATTTGCCACCGGATTTTCTTTAGTGTTTGCTACTTCTTGCTTACTCATTTTATTTCACTCCTTTTATTTCTGCGTGATCAATTACTGTTATACCTATAACTTCTGGCACACTTCTGCCATTTTCTACCTGTTCTTTACCCCAAGCACGTAAAGTCATTGGATGTATTTTCGTGTCCGTTTTAACGTCAATTCTTTCTTTCTCAGCAAGAGCTTGGAACTTTAAAGCTACTTCGTCCTCCCCCTTCCCAAAATCTGCGGAAACTGTGTTCTTAATTAGATCAGCGTAACCGTTTTCCCGCAACCATTCAAAAGCTTTAGGTCTGTCTTCGACTTTGATGCTTGTGTTGTATATCTTCTTAATAGTAACACTGTGACCAGAATCGGTTTCAAACTTTCGCATGTTCACCTCTGCCATTGCTGCAGGAAGTTCTTCATCCGTCAGTTTTCTAAGTTCCGCTTTACTCTTCTTAAGTTCCTCTTCTGCAAATAGTACTTTCTTTTGCTCCCCTACGATTCGATCAGCTAATTCGCCGAGCGTTTGCAAGCTAGTATTTTTAAAAGAAGAAACATTGTTGCTCTCTTCTTTCATAAAGTCCGGTACTTCACTCATAATATTTCCTTTTTCTTGTTTTTAAAATTCACTGTTGTTTTATGACAGTAAGTAAGGTATATACTATTTTATAGCAAAAGCAAGGAGAAAGTTGTGAAATATGAGAAATATGTTTTTAAAACAGAACCATTTGACCATCAAAGACGAGTATTTGAACGATCTAAATCTCTTAAATATTACGCTCTTTTTTTAGAGATGGGGACAGGTAAGACAAAAGTAACGGTAGATAGTATGTCCTTTTTGTATGAAAACAATGAGATAGACACTGTGCTTATCGTTGCGCCCAAAGGCGTGTACGAGAATTGGATTAAGAATGAGATACCAAAGCACATGCCGGACAGAATTGAAAGTTTAGTTGTTAAGTGGCAACCTAATTTTACTAAAAAGTTTAAAGAAGAAATGAAACAAATTGCAACTCGGGAAGAAAGAAAAGAAAGGAAGTTGCATCTTTTTGTGATGAATGTAGAGGCTTTGTCTACAAAGAAGGGTTTGGACGTTGCCTCTTACTATTTGAGACAAAATCCAGACAATATGGTTATTATAGATGAAAGCACTACTATTAAGAATAGAAATGCTGCCCGTACTAAATCTATAATAAAGTTGGGGGAATTAGGGAAGTATAAAAGAATCTTGACAGGTTCTCCTGTAACAAAATCTCCTTTGGATTTATTCTCGCAGTGCAAGTTTTTAGATGCAAACATGCTTGGCTTTGATAGTTTTTATGCGTTTAGAAACAGGTATGCTGTTGTAAGGCGCATGGCGTTTGGAGGAAAAAGCTTTGACCACATTGTGGGTTACAGAAGAATGGGAGAATTGCAGGCTAAGATACACGACACAAGTTCTCGTATATTAAAGGAAGACTGTTTAGATTTACCGGAAAAACTGTATCAGAAACGCTATGTACCGTTGAGCGCGGATCAAAAGAAAGTGTATGATCAAATGAAGACACTCGCCTTGGCACAGATAGACAATGGTGAACTGGCTACTACGACTAGCGTGTTAACACAGATTATGCGGTTACAACAGATATGCTGTGGGTTTTTACCTCCTGATGATGGAGAAATTAAAGAGCTTGAAAACTACAGAACGAAAGAACTGTTGTCTATACTTGAGGAAGTACACGGGAAAGTAATTATATGGGCAACGTGGACCCACGATATTAAAAAGATAAAGAAGGTTATTGCCGAAGAGTATGGGGAGAGAAGTGTCGAGACATTCTACGGAGGAACACCGCAGGATAAACGACAGGAAATTGTAAATAGTTTTCAAAACGGAGCAGACCCCCTTCGTTTCTTTGTGGGTCAACCCCGGACCGGGGGCTTTGGCCTGACGTTAACAGAGGCAAAAACTGTGATTTATTACTCAAACAGCTATGACCTTGAGATAAGACTTCAATCAGAAGACAGGGCGCATCGTATAGGGCAAGAGAACAATGTTACTTATATTGACTTAGTGTCTCCGGACACGGTAGATGAAAAGATTATAGATGCCCTTCAAGACAAAGTAGATTTGGCAACTAAAGTTTTTGGAGAAGAAACACGGCAATGGTTAAAGTAATAAAGGAGAATAAATTTTTCCATTAAAGGTTAAGCAAGAGTTTCTGCACACGCTTTGGCTTGCGCTAACATGCACCCACCCTTGATTAGGATCTGTGTTGTCCTCTGACCAAAACTCTAGGATAAGTTGATCGTATTTAAGGTTATGAAAAATCCACGCTGCTAAGAGTTTGTTGGAAACCCCTATTATTTCTATGTCAGCAGCTTCTCCTTTTGAGTGTTGACTTTTACTAGATCCCCCTATTTTTTTATTTAAACCTCTTGAGCGATATCCGCTGCTAGGGGTAAACGGACCAAATTCTTTTCTTATTGGCTCGAGGACCGTGGTTGCTAGATACTTTAAATTATCAATGTGATTAGGAATAGGTTTGTTGTTAATCCCAAACCGCAAGGCCGTTTGGCTCTTGCATAGTTCTTCTAAAGTGAAATGATCAGAGAGTTTCATAACAATTGTTCTAAACCACTAGCAATTATAATTAATACAACAATACCCCACAATTTTGTGTCAAGTCTATCTAAGACTTTTTCTACTTTAGCATATCTAACGTGACATTCTTTTTCATGTTTTTCTAAAAGTTTTAGAACATCATCACTATCCATCGCACTATCCTACTAAACGATCTAATTGTTCCATCCTTGCGAGAGTCTCAGGATTAAATGGCCCAAGATTAGCTTGTGCTACCTCTTGAGCAGGTGGAGCCGTAATTGTAGGGCGTGGAGGGATGTTAGCTTCTGAAACTTTCTTTTCAGGTGGTTTTTTGGGAGGTGGTTTTTTGGGAGGTACTCTTATAGACGTTTTATTCTTAAGAAAAGGCAGTTCTGTTTCTCTAACAGGACTTGTTGTTGCGGTTACGGCTCCTGCTTTTATATATCCCAAGAAATTTTCAAGAAGATACTGCGTTGCTGTTTTTCCCGCATCAGGACCTGCAGCGCGAATTGTTTCTATAAAGACATCTATGTTTCCGGGTTGTAAAGCAGTTTTTAATTTAGAAGCAAGCAGAGTTCTTGGAACTTCTTCTAAAGTCCTCGAAAAAACTTTAGCAAATTGAGCGGGAACTTGGATAGTGCCACCCGGAGCTAACCTTGCTCCAGTGAATCGTGCAAAAAAATCTACCGCTTCATCTTTGCTCATTCCTTGTTCTGGCCCATACATTTTAAGAACATAATTTTCTATTTTACGGTAATCATCTAAAACTAATTTAAGCTTTTGTTGGTAATCTTTAGGGAAAAATCCGTATTGTTTTAGTTTATCTCTAAGGCTTGTTTGAGAACCTGTTTTTGTAAGAGCTTTTTTCCCTGCATCTTGCAATTGATTAATAGGAGCATCTAAAAGTTCTTCAAAACTAATTGTATTCATGTTATCTACATTTGGTTGAGCTTTGTTTACCAAATAACTTATAACATTGTTAAGAAAAGCTTTTTTTATTTTTTCAGGGTTAAACTCTGCGCCCTCTCTTTGTTTACGTGTTATTCCTCTATTAACTATCTTAAAAAGACGATCAACGCTTTCTAAGGGTTTGTTGCTATTTATTGTTTCTCTAATAACATTTTCTGGGTTTTCAAACTTAAACATTTTTTTAAGGACATCTAAATCAGCCCCTTGTTGCCGAGAAATTCTTTGAAAGTAAGCAAGATTTCTTTTAAGAAGAAAGCTTGCTGTTTTTGCATCTAATAAGTCTTGTCTTAAAGGGGCTAAAGAAGGTAAATCAAAGAATTGTTTAATAGCAGGTTCATCTAAAAAATTATTTAGATTGTTTTGATCAACTACAAAAGTCTCTTTTGTTTTCTTTGGGTCAAGGGGTTTAAGGTCTGTTGGACTTATGTTATCTAGGAGATTTACCGTTTTTACGGGTTTAATAACACCTCTTTTTATTAGAAGGTCGGGTAAAAAATCCCCAAATAAATTTTCTAATCCTTTTTCACCTGTTTTTTGTAATTTTTTAACATTAACTCCTTCTACCGGAACTCCTTTTAAACTTTCTTGAGAAAAAATTCTTACGGCTGTGTTAATATCATTCATAAATTGAAAGGCATTATCCCCTCGATCAGTAAAAAGTTTTGTTATTGTCTGAATTGGAGTTGAAACAAGCCTTCCTGAACTATCTGATTTGTTAAAATTAGAAACAAAAACTTTTTCAAAAATATCGTTTTTAGCTCTTGTAGCTTCTCTTGCCCTAGTAAAAGGGATTAAATCAGAGGGGTCTATTAATGCATCGTTCATATCTTGAAGCATAGCTTTTTGTATTTGAGTATATAACATTTTAACACTAGGGTCGGATTCATTTTTAGCTAACTGTTGAACCTGTCTTTTCTGGTTTTTCATTTTATTAAAAATCATCGGTTTTCTCGGGGTGTCTAAAAATCGAGGTTGTTTTTCTAAAAATCGAGATTGTCTTTCTAATGATTTATAGTTATTTATTATGCGAAAAAAACGATCAGAATTTTTTCCTAGATCTATTTTATTCTTTCCCGTCGTAAAGATAGGTAGGTCTATATAACCAGATTCTGGTTCAATTGCCTCTTCGTACACCTTTAACGTATTTGTTGGGAACACTTTTGTTTTTGAACTTACGTTGTTCCATAAAGCATCTATGGTTTTATCTGCGCCGTCTTCTATTTCTCTAAGGTTGTCTGCAAATATTTTAGAACCTTGCTCTCTTGCGTTTGCGGCGGCTATTGGATCTATTGTTTCAAAAGGTCCTACTGCATCATCAACTGCTTTTACAGCGGAGTTAAATCTTGCTTCTATAAGATTTGCAAATCTTTTTCCATATGTTTCTGCTGCTAAAGTTATTGCGTTAAGTTCTCCGGTATCTTCAATAGCTTTCATCGTCGATAAAAGGGCTATTGACCTTTCTTTCCCTTGTTCACTTAATTTTTTTGCAAAAACTGGATCTTGTTGACTAAACATTTTTTCTAAAGCTATCAAAGGTTCGTTTTGCGTTACAAACCCCGGAGAAAAAATAGAACTTTCACCTAATTCTTTTAATCTTTTATCTTCTAATATTAAATTGTCTAAAAATTTTTCAACATCAAACTCTTCCCCGGCGTCTGTTGCTGATTCTCGTAATTTTTTTACAATATAGTTTCCTGCTTGTCTTTGTTTTGCTGTTTTAATACCTTCCCTTATAACCTTAGGAATTAGTTTGTTGTCTGTTTCTGGAACATAAGCTAACCCTATATTTTTCAACTTATCAACACCAATATTTTTAATAGTTTGTGCAAAAGGCAAAGTTGCAGGAAGAAGACTCCCTACTATTTCTGCACCAATACGGCTCCACGTACCCCCGGGATTTGCTTCTTCTGCAACATTAACTAGTGCTGCGGCTCCTCCGGCGGCAGCAATATCCGCTCTAGTGTAAGGATCTGGTATAAATTTTTTACTTGATTTTTCTTCTGAAAATTTTCTCATTTTTGAAGAAAGACTTTTGAACCCTGATCTTAATTTTTCTTTAATTGGATTTATGTTTTTAAAAACTATGTCTATGCCTTCTTCGGGAATTTTTTTAAGATAACCTCTGAGAGCTTGACCTCCACCCACTATTCCACCAAAAGTTCGACCTGATTCATATGCCGCTCTTTCACTAGGAAGTCTTTCATCTTTTGGACCCGGCAACCCTGCGACATCCGCAACAGTATCTAATATTACGTCTTTTATAACTTTATCTGCACCGAGGTAAGCTGCACCGCCAGTTAAAACCCCTATAGTTCCTTTTATCCCTAATCCGACAGGGGTAGCAGCAAAAGGAAGTGGCACTATGTTACTAGCCGCCACGCCTGCTTTAATTGCTAAAGGAAAAGAAAGACGAGTTGAAATACCTTCTGTTAGTGCGCCTTCAGCAAAAGCACCTAAACTCCCTCCTCTTGATTTTGTCGTTGTAAATTGTTCAATAATTTGTTCTGGGGTTTTATTTTTTTTAAAATAACTTACGTCTTCTGGAGACATGCCCATGGTAGTTTCTAATTGCCCCAGAACATCGTCCTTTATTACATTAAGAGCTTCTCTTTCCGAGCGTTTAGGGAGTCCACCTTCCCCTGTTCTAAGAGCATTATAAAGCCCCTCTATGTCATAATCTAATGTTTCAGCCATTTATGAATTACCCTTCCTATATTTGTCAAGTATCTTTCTTTCTATTTCAAGGTCTACACTTCCAGTAGCAAACCCTTCTTGAAGAAATTTAGCAAAAGCACCTAATTCTACAGTTATATCTGTTAAAGGAACTAATCTTTGGAGTAATTCTGGACTTCCTTCCGATCTGCTTTTTATTTGATTTATTGCCGTTGACAAAGAAGCTATTATTCCTTTTTCTATTTTTCTTCCAGCGTCTTTAGCATTAAAGCCCATTTCAATACCTTCAGAACCAAGGTCTTCTTGAAACTTTTCTATAGTCGCTCTTGTTTCAGTTATTATGTCTCTTCCCTCCATACCGGGTGGTAACGAACTATTTATGTCATTAAGGTTGGCTCGTAAAGTAATAACAAAATTATTCACGTAACTTTTATAAACAGCCTCGTCTCCTTGATACGCTTCATCAGAGGATCCAGCTACTTTTTCAGCAGCTGTACCTAATTTTCTAAGAGCAGTAGTAGCTAATCCTCCCCCTAGGTTAGCTGGATCAAAAGCATCAAAATCTCCGGCATTGTATATATTCTCATACGTTTTATCAATTTGATCTACTATAGGGGTATCAGTGTCTATTGTAACTGGGTCTGTTCTTTTATTTGGGTCTGTTCTTTTATTTGGGTCTGTTTCTTTACTTGGGTCTGTTTCTTTACTTGGGTCTGTTTCTTTATTTGGGTAAATCTCTTCAACCGGAAAATAAGATGGTATATCCTTTTCGTTATATTTTTGTTTAATGACATTTATCAAATAATTAGAAAGTGGAAGTTCTGTTCCTTTTATTAATCGACCTTCAGAGTCATAAAGCAGCCCCTTTGCTCTCTTAATAAGAAGCTCTTCATATTCATTTACACTTTTAGTATTTGCGCCTGATATATATTCGTCAACTCTTTCAGGATCAAATAAAATGGCACGGTTTCTTTCATTTAGAGTTTTTCCGGAAAGAGGGGGACCCCGCGCTATTATTTTGCCGTTCTCTAACAGGACCTGACCTTCTCCTAATGTTTCTCTTTTAAGTTTTGCTTCTAGTTCTATTTGTCTTCGTGTATTCATATTTTTTTGTTCAGCTAATACTAAAGCGGCTTCTGCCTCTTTTTGGCGGGTAACTTCAGTTCCTGCCATCGAAAGTTGTGCTAACTTTGTTTTTTCTTCTCTTGCCAGTTCTTCCGCACCTATTTTACCTAAAGTTTTGCCAAACTGCCCTGCGGCTGGTCCAAGTCTTCCCAGAAAAGAAACAGGAACCTGAGACGGCGTAAATAAATTACTTACGATATCTCCTGCAAGACCAAGTTGAGCCTGCCCTAGAGAAGCTTTTCTTCTTGCTTCAGGGTCACCCATTATTTCTGCAAAAAGAGGTTTGAGCCTTTCCATTTCAGTAAGGTAAGCATCCGACGTAGAACTTGCATCTCCAGAACTGCCTGATTGCATTTTACGAACCATACCACCATCAGCCATCGGCACGGGTTCCGTGGGCTGTCCTGCCATAAGCATAGACCCAACACCGCCTGCCATATCTGTTGGCATTCCCATTTCATCTTCCATAACAACATCTGCTTCGCCTTGCATTAGGCTGTCTAATCCCCCTTGAGCATCTACAATAGCCATAGTAGGTTGAACTAAAGTCAAAACAGAATCAGGAGTTTGCTCCGCATCCGGGCCACCAACAAGTCCAGCAAGTTCTTGTCTGCGCCCCTCTACAGGAACGTCATTTCCGCGAATTGCGTTCATTAACTCTTGATAGTCTCTCGAAGAATCTACTTGAGAAAGAATACCGGAAACAAGCTCCTCCCCTTCTTGCCTATACGCTTCCCCCATAACTTCTTCTGGACCGGGGGCCACGGGATTTTCTGGAGGAGCCATCATCTGTTGTGGTGGTGGAGCCATCATCTGTTGTTGTGGTGGAGCCATCATCTGTTGTTGTGGAGGAGCCATCATTTGTTGTGGTGGAGGGGCCATCATTTGTTGTGGTGGTGGAGCCATCATCTGTTCAGGAACTACGCCGCCTTGTTGCATAAACATTTTTCGTTGTAATGGATTCATGTTATGTGTTCCTTTAACCAAATAAACCAAGGTTTTTAGCACCAGAAGCGGCACTTAACCCAGCAATTCCCAGTCCTGCTACTTGCTGGAACGGAGATGGAGAGAAAGTCGGTGTTTGTGTCACTGTTTGCTGACTAGACGGTATACCTTTGTATATATCACTTAAGAACTGTATCTGTTGATATGGATACTGTTGCTGTTGAAGTTCTGTCTGTCGTCTAGCATCAAGAGTGGATTGACCTATACCACGTTGCAATGTACCTAAATTCATAAGGTTGCTTATATCTTGGTTACTGAGGGTTTGTAACTGTTGCCCTAACCCGGCTTGCACTCCCCCTAGTCCAGAAAGTTGCTGCCCAATTCCTGCAATACCTCCTGCAAGGTTAGAAGCTAACCCGGCTTGACGACTTGCTAAATCAGAACGAGCAAGCCCTGCTTGCTGTAACGCTCCGGCTCTCTGAAACCCAATATTACTTAATCCTTGTCCTGCGGCTAAACGTCTGTTCTGCTCTTCCTGAAACACTTGTTGTGCTTGTTGCGAGGCTCTTCCAAAATCTTGAGCATAGGCTTCTCCCACGGCTCTAGCACGTTGTCCCTCTAACTCGGCATCCATAATATCGCGCCGTGACCCTGAAAAAGCTCCAGAAGAAACAGCTTGAGCGTCTTGACGGTTTTGAGCTTGATCAAATTGACGGTTAATAGCTCCCTCAACATACTGTTGATACGGACTTTGAAATTGTGAAGCACTTGAGGGATCAAACTGTGCTTGTTGCGCTTGGCGAATAGACGCAATACCAGACCCCAACTCAGGGGTTGCTCCTGAGGTAGGTAAAAGTTGCTCATAACCTGCTTGCAATTGTGCTTCCGCAGGGTCCATAATATCAAAAGCTCGTTCCCCTCGACCAAGTGTTCCTCTTGCCTGACCATAGGTCCGTCCTGCTTCTCCTAGCAAGTCTTGTGCATTTTGTAAGTAAGGAAGATAAGACCCTATGCCTACCTCTGCCAAGTCCATTGCCTGCATTTCCTGCGGAGACAACCCGGCGACACTAAATCCCGGGGGTAAAACTTGATTAGCTGCACGGCTTTTAGAAAGTTCTTGCGCGTCCTGTATTAAAGCTTCTCTATATTTAGCAAACCTAGGATCTTCTATTACCGTGTTGGTGGTTTGGACATAATCTGTAGACATTATGCGACTCCCTCAAATCTTTTCATTAGACCATACATTGTTTTAATGCCGTCTTTGTATCCACCGCCTGCAAGTTTACCCACACCTTCTACCGCATCTTTAGTAAAAACAAACTCACCGGGCATAAGGTCAGCAGGGACAATGTCGCGTTCTATTCCTAGAGGGCCGGGGACTTCTCCCGTTCTTCGTGGCCCATAGACTTTTCCACCCATTTCCATTTTTTGAGCAGCACCCTCTTCAATGCCTTGCCTAAAGCTTGAAACAGGGTCTGCAACTCTTGGGAGATTTGCTCTTGCAGAAGCAAGTCGTTCTGACGCAAGTTGTTGTGCTTGTTGTCTACGAACCATTTCGTCTTCAATGGCAGGGTCTTCTTTATAAAAAGGTGAATAATACGGATACCCTTCTGTTTCAATACCCTGTGGTGCTGTAAGTATATCTCCCGGTGTAACAGGGGGAAGAGGGGGAGGAGGTGGAGGAGGTGGGTTATTAATATTGTTATAATTATCAATAATTTCTTGTGTATCAGGGTCGATAGGAAATTCACTTTGACTACTAAAATTTATCGCTTGTTGTGCAGCGGCTTGTTGTGCAGCGGCTTGTTGTGCAGCGGCTTCCGCATTCTGTTGTGTGTTAAATGCACCTAATTGATTTCGCATAGCTTCCGCAATCCTAGAAGCAGAAGTATTGTATAAATTGCTTGGATCGGAAGCCCTGCTTTCTTGTGCGGCAAGGTCCGCCTTTAATCTACTTTCATTAGCCGTTTGATAGGGGAGACTACCAATTGTAGAAATCAATCGGTTTTCAAAATCACCAAAAAGAGGCGAGGAAACAAATTGACTTTCTGTTATAGGATTAGGACCTGTAGTAGCTTTCCTGTACTCTTGTGCGTACAACTCATTAAGACGATCTAGTTGCCCTGAAGGACTAAGCGCAGGGTCTATGTCAAATATACCTCCACCTGTTTGCATTTTTCGTACAGGAAGAAGGGAGGCTAACCCTCCGTCTCTTGCATAGGCTCTTCCGGGGCGGACAAGGGCGTTATAAGGCCTTCTTGTAGTAGGATATTCTTGGAAGTTAAGCCTAAGAGCCGCAATTTGTTCTGGTGTCGGGTCCCCGTAGACGTCTTGAGGGGCATCACCGCCACCGCCTTCACCCCCCATAAGAGCAGAACCTGCTACAGTTGTTGCTACTGCAGGAAAGGCAGCCTTAATTGCGCCCATAGTCACAGGTGCAAGAGTTTTTGTAGCAGCGTTATAAACAAGTTTTTGTCCTGTTGCGTCTCTAATTGGGTTAAGAAAGGCTCCAGCACGTTGGAACATAGTGGGGTTTGTTATTGCTTGTAGCCCTGCTTGCGCCCCTTTTTGCGTTGCTGCTTTTATCCCTGTTTGCGGGGAAACGAGCCTTATATCAACAGGCGGTACAAGTCCAGCCGCCGTTTGACGAGCCAGTAATTGTTGATCACTTGCTAGCTTTTGAATCCCCCCTTCAGTAAATACTGCATTGGGGTCAACGATGATGTTTTGGCCGACATTCGGTAAACCTCCTCCCGCTGTTTGAAAAGGAAGTCTGTCTGCAGATAAAGCCCCACTACTAAATTTTGCGTCTAATCCCGCCGTTAACCCTGATACTCCGCCAGAAATTAAAGATTCTTCTAAATTTCCACCTGTTAGCGCAGTTCCGGCAGCACCCCCTGCTCCAGCAGCTAACCCTGTTAATACTGGACCTAATTGAGCAACAGTTGTTGCACCAGTTAATCCACTAGCAACAAGCGCGGCTGGTCCAAAGTAGGCTAACGCAATAGGGAGAGCAATTTTTGCAACGGTTTTTAACTTTTTAAACATTTTTTTAAAGAAAAATTCAGGTAACCCTGTTTCGGGGTTAATGGAATTTAGTTCGTTACCAACGATATAACGCTCTGGTTTATAACCCATTTCCCCAATTTGAGCAAAAAGCATGTCTTTAAGTTGTGGGTTGGCGTTCAAAACGTCCATCGGTATGACAGTATCGCCTTCTGATGCGTGGACCACGTATATGTCACCCTCGCGCCCCATTGCTGCTAATTGACTTGTCATTTCGGTTAGCGAACCAATACCGCTTTCTGGAACCATTGGGGCTTCTTCTGCACCAACAAACGAGGCAATGCCCCCCTCTGGCATAGCCACCTCTTCGGTTTGTTCCATCATCATTTCTGGAGGAGGCATTTCCGTTGGAGGAGGCATAGGAGGGGCTTCTCCTTGCATTTGAGACATCATCTGTTCCATCATTGCGTCATTAGGCATACCAATATTCCATCAATTATTAAAAAGCACATTTAACCGTGTGGCGTGGA